GTCATTGCATTTCACGAAATCCGGTTAATACAGCCCGCTGAAAATTTTACTCATGGCTTCGTATTCAATTTCATGAAGATCACGTTAGATGGTGGCGTCAAACTTAGAATAATCAGCAGCTAAGACGGCTTCAGCAGTGGCTACCGCATCACACATTTTCTGATTCGTCTAGAAAGGAGTACAATGTTTAACAAAGTCGTCCCATACAAACCTCTCCAAAACTTAGGTCATAGCCTCAAATTCGGCAATGCCCATGGATCTAAAATCTTCAGCAAGTGGAGTGATGTTTCTGTTGGTGCCTTTCTAACCATCCACGACCTCCCTTTTTAGGAAAAAGGAGTACGTGTGGTCCTTAAGAACCATGTCAGTTTGGAATAACAGTACTGACAACGGGACAAAAATGGGTCCTCTGTATTTCAATTGCTCTAGTTTGTCAATAATCCGATCCCTATCTTTGGCAGGTTTGTTTGATTGTCCCACCTTATCGATAGCATGGTCAATGAGATTTGGGTGAACGGACACGTTTCCAATACGCTGGAAGAAGAAATTCAATTGTTAAGACATGTACTCTAGCCATTACTTACGCGTTTTGGGGTTATCATTAATGTTGGACTGAGCTGATCGCACTAGGGTTGATTTGATTTGACTGGGGAGGCTAGTCGATTGATTAAAGACGATGTTTACGAACTAAGTTCCGGATTCTTCGTAGACCGGCATACCCAATTCCTTGACTTATTTGGCAGCTTCTTGGTCAAGTGCAACACCGTACGATGGGCCCAGAACCGAGGCTTGAGTGCTAAGACGTTGCGTGTTTTCAACGAGCGATTTCGCCGCCTTTTTGATCCTTGCTACTTGCCTAGAGTTGGCCATGGGGAAAACGTTATTGGCTTCGACTTCAGAGACAAGTTCGATGGGGGACAAAAGCTTATCGTATTATTGCGTAACGCCTTGTTTACTGCCTACTAACTCCTGTTTAGTGTCAGACCAAGCGAGTAAATTCTAACCTTACATAATCTGACGCTGTCTAGGATCCATTTGCTCCATTTTTTCAGTTTGTTTTTATTTGTAGAAATCCACTGCTTTCAAATAATTAGCGCGTAGCACCTGAGAGCCTTCAAGCGGTACATGGGGGTCACGGTCATTATTATACGTATCATATTCGTAGCGGTGACTGGCTTGTTTACGTAGCACTGGTTCAAATTACCGTATGGATTTTTAAATAACATCAGCATTGGAACAGCATTGCACCACATCATCATTGAAACTGTACTGGTAAATGGTCGCCATATGAGTTTTTCTAAGCCTAAAACTAACACATCTATTCGCGTAACGTCCTAGACCGACTAATTGGTTCACAATCACTGTGTCGAGTATTGCCATGGCATGCCATGTCGGTTACTATTTCATAATAATTTGTCCGTTTTCTTAAGCAGGACAGAGTTGTGATATAAGGATGCGGCACGGCTGAGGGTCATTTTTCGTTTATAACGGGTTGATATAGGCAATGGAGTTATCCAAAGAAGATGGGAGATGGTTGGTGACCATTTAAACAGGTATCCCAAATTACTTGCACACAACAATGGTTTTAAAAACAGTTCGTTGGCCGATCTGATTGTCTTGATTCATCGCTTGCATTATATCAGCGATCAGCACTAGTTAGCCTTAAATTTTGACGTGGATACCATCAGCAGCCAATTTCCCGAAATCAACATCGTACGACGGCAAACCGGTGATATGGTCCAGGTGAACATATTTTTTTAGGATACTTTTAATGCATAAAGTTTCATTATTACTGTAAATTGGATAGAGCATTAACAAATTCAAGATTAATGATTGCAGCATGCATGATTGGCCATCAGGTTATGACCTGTTGAGGATGACACAAAACTTTCTTTTGCTTTACGACTGCTTGGTTAAGTTGGTCAATACGTCTTTATAAGACCCGTACACAACAGCTTATTGATCATGCTCTGGACAAGAAGAAATGTCACCGTTGTATAATCGGGGTTTGTGTATTTCCTTCAACCCAGTGCTGTCCACGATGTTGCGCCATTGTTACTAGTGTTGCCTTCCTATAAAGGTCTTGACAAATGATAGATGTAAAAACTACTAATCAATAACTTTCATACGGTTCATACTATTGTAAATGTACACCATACGTTACACGTCACCAAGCCCGTATTATACCAAAGATTGGAAAGTCGGATTTTGATAATCAAAGGCATCACTTACAATATCATCCAAGACAGTGGAAGTAGCTGTCTCCAACCCCACCCGCATGATTTCAGAGGTGTAGTGTTCACCTATTGCTTCAGATTTTATTTTTGAAAACTCCATTTGTAGGTCGATAATATTAGGGTAACCCTACAATTTCAGCATTTTGACGTCTTGACGCGCGTCCCAAAAGATGAGTGTTGGCATGCCATTAATGCGTAGAAACTCATGGAAATCACGGACTATTTGTTCAGCAGTCGGTTGAATCTCCGGGTTGAACGTGGAAACTAGATGCAAAGATGTAGTACGTTTTGTTTGTTTGGAATAGACCGCAACCTGTACACTATAAAGTCCTTCTTCACCGCCAGATGGTTTGAATTCTGTGTCGACAAAAAACAAACTATCACGGCAAACCCCCGGCAGCTTAACGGACAAATCCATCTTATGGTATTTACCGTCAATTTCGGAGTAAACTGAGAGTTGATTTTACTCGCCTAATTTAACAGCCTAAACACTTGAACAGAGCTCGCCACTTAGTTCTATCAGTCGTTGGAATCCAGTTGATCGTGATTCCCTCAGTGAGGGAGAGACATTTCGGATTTGGGTTTCAGTCAAGCAATCGTAGTACGAACACGCTATGTAGCTCAAGATATTAGGCATTTCCTACCTATGGCGCCTGATTTTGAAGAAATGATCTTCAAAGCGCTGACCCGTGAGCTCGCGAGGTATAAATATTTCAGTGTCTAGTTTTTCGAGATTGATCATACGTTAATCAAGGAGATCAATCAATATAGCCAGGTGCCAAGCTCTTTCCCAATGCATACTGGTGAAGTATCTGTTCCTCTTGTCCGATTAATCAAACAAGTTTAACATTGTGTTTGCAGCTGCCGTTTAATAATACTTGTAATAATCGCAATGCGCGATTTCCTTGATTGTGCGTGCATAGTGATCGTAAAACACGTCATCAGAAAAACGTTAATGTTGCTCCATGGTGTTACAAATTTTTATGGCCCTGTCCGTCACTCTTTTAATCGCCCGTTTTTCTTCTTCAACGCACCTATTGGACACCCCGCAATTCGTAATGTAAAGACCCTGGACTTTGGCGTATGAACCGGTCTTAGCTTTAGTGAAATCAGCTTTTCTGGTGATGACGCTCACCTAGTATTATCGTTTTTCGACTTCGCCGAAAGAGTCATGGTTCTGAGATAATATTCCCTATGCGTTGATTATAGTCAACAAATGACCAACGCGAGAATACACCTAATTATAGATAATCGATTCTCTTAACCATGTAGTGAAGAGGACAGAACAAAAGATGGCGAAACCAGCGCTACGATCCAAGACCCATTAACAGCAAGTACTTCCAACATGATGTGACAGAGATTGAGAGTAATATCTATTCAACATCGCAATACTGCAGTAGAACAAACCAACAAATGTAGTGGTGGAAACACACCCATACAATAAAGGCGTGCCTATTGTTTTAATGGTTTTCCAAAAGAATCCTTTGTTTGTTTCCTCCGTCCCTTCGACAGGTTTCAAAATGTCTCTTATCGAAGTATTAATGTGTTTATGTTCAACCGAATACCATTTATCGTTGGTCCTGGCGTTTCCTTTCTTTTTTCCGGAAATTGCCTAACAAAAATCAATAGCGGCCTGTGCGGACTTCTTAGTCTTTTTGTCTTAATTATTGCCAATATACATTAGTCCTGCTGATGCCGCAATGCAAAAACCAACGCCGAGAACGATGTATTGACGAAATGATGCTCTGGAAAGCGTAATACTTGTGCAAACAGTTGGGGCCAACAAATCGGCTATGAATTATTTCATATGTTTCATTTTACCGGTGATGGTTTTCAAGACAGGAACACCATATATGAGTTAATCTCTTTTCTACATACTATACGTGCTGTTGTTAAATGCTGTTGTCGCTCTAAAATCACGTTCTACTTTCGCCACAGCCTCCACAAAAAGACCCATAGAAAGCTGTTTATTGTAATCTCCTTCCATCATCACATGGCGCAGGTACTGGGAGAGAAAGAAAGTAAAAGCAGCTTTCGCGTCTTCTGAGAAACCGGTGTAAACCATGACACTGCTCATTTCAATGTGGTCAATCAGAGACTTCTACAACTCGCTGCCGGTTGTGTCGTTAAAAGGGACGTTTTTAAACAAATTTTTATTACTCGCGTGTATCTTCTTCACCATGTCGTTGAACATCATCACTACCGCGGAGAAAAATCGTAAATATTGGTAGCCATTCATGCTGTTGATATTGCCCATCTTAAGGGGAACGCTATCGTGGTGGTAAGACGAATGGTATTCGAACCTGTCTTTCGCTGCTTGAAACCATGATTTTTCTTATTGTTAGGGTACAGTAGGTCGGGTTTCCATGTTGAGAACATAAGTTTCCATTTTGGAGTCAAAAGAGATTTAAAAGTGGTCATTTAGATACTGAATACAGTCGATGGCGTTGTATCTAAATTTTTGCGATTGTGCTTCCATTCCCCCTTTAGTCCTTGTTGGACGGCCAATAGTCAGTTCGACCATGAACCCCTCACGGATTTTTAGACTCAATAACTCCATAAACGCGGCAGGGATCGACACGGTGGGATTCTGCACTAGTGTGCTATCTTACGCAGCCAACGACAAATGGTTATCATTGTCCGATATGTACATGACCTTGCGGTCAACAATAGTTGACAAGTTAACAAGCTCGCGCCAATAATCTGTGTTGGTGCCATGTTGCGCAGATCCTTTGTACTTGCTGTAGAACACCACCGTGGTTTTCTCTCCTTGTTGAACTTTTATAGCCCTGTCTTATTTATATGACTCAGGGACCAAATCATCAGAAGCTCCGTGATCGACAATTAGGAAATTAGTTTTCGTGTATTTGCAAAGCAGAACGGAATCACGAATCCACAATAAGAATTGATAAACATCATTTGGTTTAATGTAGTAACTGTTCGTGTCTCGCAAACGGGACAAAACACTAACTATGTTCGCATCGGAACAATCCGTGAAATCTAAAGATCTCTGTTCAAATGCTTGTTTGATAACATTTAACGCTATTTCCTTGTACTAGTCAGCAATTATTTTTAAGAAAGCGTCATCGGCGAAACACGTCAACCCGTTTTTGATCTCAAGCGTTCGCACATCAGATGGTTCTTTTGTATTGGTGTCTTTATCAATCTTGGGTTATGCGTCGACGTCTGTTAGTTTAATTTCTTTCATACTTGACGGTTCTTTGGTCTTGTCATTTCTCTCACTGTCTGATGGTTTCTCCTCGTGAGTTTACGGGGCTTAGTGTTTTTCTGTTGGTTCAGGTGTGTCAATTCTTTAGGGGCTGCCAATTTCGGATTGGACGCTTGACGCGGGTGAGGACACGTTCTTTTTCTTTTTTTTCTGAAGTCTCAGAAGTCTCGCGGCTTGGTTTGACATATTTTTCTTTGGGCCAAACCACATCAGTTTAAGCTGTTTTGGGTTCGAGTGGTTTTTGTAATTATTGGATTAAAGACGAAGATTCCTCGATGAATTTAAAATATCGCTCGTGCCCCACATTGGTAACGCCTACAAGATGGGCATTGTCATAAGTGTCAACCTGCCCTTCACCACAGAAAAGAACTTGACCATCCCTGCAATGTAAAAAGGTGCAACAAAGTGTGTCGTGGGTGGTTCCGCGCTCGTCAGTCAACAACAAATCCTGCAATTTCTAGTACAATGGTTCCAAAGACCTAGACATTTTGACCCCGGCACACGCCAAACGTTCGGCAAGGCGTACGGTCGGGTCCAAGAAGCCCTGTTTCAAAACAAAGGCGGCATTATTGGAGTACAAACCTTCCAAATTGCATTTGGAAGTAAGAAAACTGTTATTGGAAGCATTGGTGAACGTGTTGAAATTTTTGTCCGCAAGCAACTTATGCACAAACCGTAAGCAGGTGTAGTGGATTTAAGGCGTCGTCTAAGCGTTGATGTACTCACCGTACGCAGTTGCTGTATCGGGTTCTATTTTTTCCACACGCTGGAAATTATATTACTCATCATAATGTTCGGTCATTAGGTCACATGTGAGCTGTTGCAGTTATTAATAAAGAGTGAAATCGTTCTTCTTTCGCATTGCTAAACGCAAAACATGAGCAACGACCATCACGTAAGGTCCGAACGAAGCAAACAGCACGCAACTTTTTGTGGGCGCCTCAACACCTGTCGTGAACAACGAGGTATCATAAAACACTGGTTTTAAAATGATTTATTAGACTTATTGCGCTTATCCCATGATGCATTATGCGTCGCCTATGTGTTAACTGGGCGTAATGGGTAAAATGCCATTGCCTATCTTGACGCCGCCAATTTAGTCAGTACCTTTAAGGTTGCAGGTGCCATCCTGATAAATAGGTATATGAGATGCCACGTTTGGGTGTGAGATGAACTCATCATAGTCGCCAGATAAGAGCATTGGAATTTTATCGGCGCCAGATTGGTCTACCGTTTGCCAAATGCTTTGCGGGTTTAAAATCCCTTTGGAGAATTTAACCGTGTTTCCTACGCGAAGGTATTCTATCGTCTGACGCCCGTCGTCCATTTGCGGAACAATAGTGTTCAACTGTGTCATACCGACGGTTGGCCCTCTCGGTTCGTCCATATCCTTTTTGGGCGATTATTGGGGTGAGCCTGATGGTACATTGTTAGTCGAGGCATTGGTATTCACTGTATTGGTCCGATGATTTTTACCCGCTGAAGAGTAAGCAATCTACGTTTCTTAATAATCTGGTTCTTTGGTTTTAGTGTACTGAAAACTAGTAGTTTGGTGGGTGTATTTCTCTTTAGTGGTTTATGTGATGCATTGGCCTGAAGTGACCACTGATCGCATGTTGGGGACACCACACACGGAGACTCTGTGTTTCGTATTATAACCGGCTTAGTTCAGGGAATCCATTTACAGTTTGAATATGCGTCGTACGACATTTTCGGCCAAAAGCTCCAAATGTTTGACCAATTGGGGGTGATGATACTGATCATTACCTTTTTATAGACAAAGTAATAATTGGCATGGATTTTCCTCACGTCGGTGTTTTTCATGAAATTTAATTTTCGTACGACAATCTACGGCAGTCAAAATAAGTTTGATTTGTCGCACGATAGCACTAGAGCGTTTTAGTATTCTTTTCAATAACTCGCCCCCATTTACAGCGATGTCCTTGCACTCAAATGTGAAAGCGCAATTTGGTGCAACAATACGGGCCCAGAAGTCCACCTCATCCATGCAACCAACGGCGGAGTAATATGACGGTGGTAAGTCTAAGAAATCACACAGTGTTTTTTTGTCCATCTCAAGCATGTAGTTATTTCGCATGTTTTGTCTTGTTGGATCCCATTCGTCGTCAATTTGTTTGATGCCCGTGGGGCCCCGTCTAAGTTCTTCTTTCATCTTTGTGTAACAACTGGCCATGTCTAGCAACATCACATCATAAACGCAACTGTTCCGTTGGTCAGTAAAAACACTTGTGTGTATTAGTTCAAGTGAGTCAGTGTCACGGGTCATATCTTGATCAACCTTCTTACGAGACGCCGTTTTTAGAGAACGCACCATCGTGGTCTTTAAGAACATTAGTTTTAAAAGCAATTGCAAGTCAATGGTTAACATATAATTCCTCAACACGATCATTATTCCTGCGACTTAGTTGGGATGGATAATGTACAAATTGCGAACGATCATTGCGGTTAAGAAGGCTGACAGTTGGTCTAACGTTAATTCTGTCGAATGCATGAACTCACGCAAATCGCACTGGGAGTACTGATCATTGGCAAACAACGATGTGGTGAAAATCTAGTAATAACTGAAATCTTTTCCTGTTTTGTAACCGTCTCTATGAAGGGATTGGCATTTTAAATACATTTGTCGGGTGATCTACTACATAATTCTAATGTACTCAAAAGATTGATTATACATTTGTAATCTTCGTTAATCTTTGCTGTCTTTATATTACAAGTGGAAATCAGGATATTGGAACATATTTAGAGTAACTTGGCCGTTTCTGGTATCGAATAACACGTTCAGATGATCACGATTTGGGAATAAGTTCTTCTGGTCGTTACAGCGCTGATTGTCGGAAACTTACGATGCGTCCAAGGCAGCTGTTTGGAGTGCTAGCTGAAATAATTAGTACGATCGGTTAACAGTGTTATCATCTTTTGTGCTATCAACCAAAGGAAACAAAGTGGAAGGAACATTGTGTCTTTATGTCAACGGGTCTCTGCAAATTCGGCAATTGTGTATAGCGATAGCGGTACCAAATGGGCTAATATACACCGTACGTGGATCATATCCCTACCAAACGTCCGCCCAATCAATCTTAGATAATATTTGTTTTTACTGGTCCAAATGCTGTATGTCTGATTCTGTTAAAAAAGGCATTCTTGTTTTAATTTAATCAAAATGCTCGAGTAATTGTTGAGCGAATTGTTCTTTCTTTTCGTTGTCGTTTAAATAATTTGATAATTCCCAGTATTTTTGACCATACAGAGGATGATAGATCGTCTTTCCGTTTTCTTGGATAACAATTTCACTGTCGACGAGTTTTTACAGGTCTTTAATGCCTTACAATCGATTTTCTGCCGTATCGGGGGCGTAGTAAAAATAATGTAATCGATGATTTCGCTTATTAAGTTCAACAACTTGATTTTTCTTCGGGCGGCGATACTCGATGTTGTCTTATTTTGAGAAATTTTATTTCTGCATGCCGCCAAGTAATCGACACGTTTCACGCTCTATTTAGTGTCTCACGCTATCGTCGACATTAATATTTTCACGCGCCATTTTGTGTAGTGCAACTGTGTTAGGTATCATGTTGTAATATCTTGTTTTTTTTAACTGTTCAAATTCGTGCATACTACGAACAGTTTGGTGTACTGCGATAGATTGCGTCCTTTATTGCACCATTTGTGCGATGTCTTGAATGTTCCTCTTCATGTGTTGGTCGTTTACTCCGTCGAGGTACTATCGTGCATTTCCTTGTGGTAAGCGGTCGACTCTATCGGCTTGTTGGGTGTTGTGTGTAATTCTAGCTTTCACCGGTGTCCCGGCTGCTCCAGTTTATTATTTTGCATTGGTAACAATATTGATTGGCCAGTTGGGCCGTGCTTTGATTACCGTGAGGTGATCAACCCCACGTCACGTTTGCATAAAATGCTGGTGCGAAAACCAACCAGTACGCTGGCGGCGTCTCTTAACATCGAGCACGGTCAATTTACGTTTGACAACGGATAAAATCCTGAAAAATGTTTCCGGTCCTATTCAACTAAAAATATAAAGCGTCTGTCACGAGGTTCGGTTCTTTGATGGCAGAAGCAGATGCGCAGGTAGACACGCACCCTTGTGGGCTACACCCCAGTTGGTACTGGACCCACTTACTGATAGACTCAGTATCACAGCTATATGCGACAATACGGCTGTAATACGTCACATCCGGCCTGTGGAGCGCAAAGCCTCCGTATAACATGGTTTCTCATGTTCTAGGCCGTCACTATTACGATTCTCCGCCACCCAGCGGTTTCTCGTTTTCATGACATCAGTCGCCTTCCTCCCTGTGTTGCAACACGGCTAATTTAGGGAAGGTAACCCTAACAGAAGCCGGACACACCATATGTCCTCACATATGGCACTCAGGTCGTCCATCTCCAGCGGATTTGGCATCTCCAAACAACGATACCTCAGATCTTTATACCCAAGTCGGTACGACTAGATACAACATCGATTCATGATGAATACTCTACCTTCAAATAGTATGATAACATAGTTGAAAATGGTTGTAGCTCAGTTCCATCTCCTGACTTGCGGAATTATCGGGACTCCTGAGAGCACCTTATCACTACGCGCAAATTCTCCTATGTAACCATATGCAGATTCAGTATCATAAGCACCACAAAAAGAGCCAGTAAG